ATGAAAAAACTGTTTTTGATGATATTCGGATTAATGGTTTCAAATATTTCTATTGCCAATCCGACATATGATGTGACAAACGGGGCTTTACAGAATGATCCCGCATTATGCAGCTATGGGTACAATCCCAACTGCTCTTCGGGTAATACCGCCCCACCTCCTAAAAAAATTATCTATCACGATGTTTTTGTGCCGCCTAAATTCGGGGCATTTGCTTACAGTCAAAAAGCAGGGCATCTTGCCGGTGCGGTAAACCAGAATTCCCTAGAAGCGGCAAAACGTGAAGCCATAAAACAATGCCAAAAAGGCAGTCGCAATACGCCTTGTAAAGTTATTACATGGGTGAGGAACGGTTGTATGGCAGCGGCAGAAGGGAAAACAAAAGACAGATTTGTTTTATCTGATGTGGCAGGAGCACAAGGTACTGTCGAACAGGCAGCTTTAAAAAATTGCCAAGATAGGGGAGGTGTAGACTGTAGAATTATTCAGCCTGAAGTATGTGCTCTCCCGTGATTACTGATAATCAAAAGGTCGTCTGAAAAGTTTCAGACGACCTGTAAGCCGCCGCCGCCTTTTGCACTTTGTTACATCAACTTTTGCACTCGATGCGTTTTGAAAGTTACGACAGCTTTTGCACTATATCGGATAGCAGAAGATAAGAAAAGCGACGTTCACGTCGCTTTTGTTTTACCAGTTGCAAATAACCAATTCGCCGCTTGTTTTGCCTGTCTTATCCCTGCCTACGGTATAAGTCAGCTCTAGTTGAGTAATACGGAAGCCTTTAAACAAAGCCCGTATATCTGGGTGGTCGTTGATGGATAACATGACCTTGCCTTTGCTCTCCGCCATTGCCTTTGCCAGCAGCTCATATTGAGACCAATCAAAAGCACTATCGTAGCCTGCTGTCTGCCAATATGGTGGATCAGCGTAAAAGAAAGTGTGGTCGCGGTCATATCGTTTGAAGCAACGTTCCCACGATTCGTTCTCTATATAAACACCTTTTAAACGGTTTTTAGCAGCCTTCAATTTGGCTTCAACTTGCGACGCATCCCATGCTTTTGAAGTAGTAGCCGTACCAAAATGTTGATGGACGGTTTTACCGCCGAAGGCATTGTGTTGAAGGTAGAAGAACCGAGCAGCACGTTGTATATCGGTCATACAGTCAGGCGGTGTGTTTTGCAGGCGAGCAAAGACCTCTCGGCTGGTCAGTGTGTCCACTCGAATTGTCTGACAAACTCGTCAAAATGGTGCTTTACCACGCGGTATAGGTTGACGAGCTGTCCGTTGATGTCGTTGAGCACCTCTACTTTAGCGGGTATTTGCCGGAGAAAGAACAATGCCGCTCCGCCTGAAAACAGCTCGACATAGCAGGAATGCTCAGGAAACATGGGCAACAAGTGTTTTGCTAGCCGTCGTTTCCCGCCCATCCAAGGAATGATGGGTAAAGATTGTTGCGGTTTTTGCATCATATATACTCCTAAATCGGCACTCGACGACGCTCTGAATCAGATTAATATGATGCTCAACGGCATTCTTCGATTTTATAATCAACTGAAAGAATTAATATTTTTGCAGCGTGTGCATTTTATTTGCACGAAACCGCTGCCTTTTGCCAGCAATTTGCCGCAGAATTTGCAGCGCAACTCCCGATAAATTTGCATTTGCATTCACTCCTGTATTAGATAGAATGCCCAAGTCTCGCGAGACTAAGGCGGCCTTAGAAGTCAATGCAGGGTACTCTGCTTGGCTGGCGTAGCGGTGTTACCGCACTGCTACGTCGCCGTCCCACTTAATTTTTCCAATCTCCCTATTGAGGTCGTCAGTATTCAGACGACCTTTTTGCTGCCTATTTATCAACAATCCAAGCCTGATACCACAAGCCCTTGAGTGCCGGCGCATAGTTTATGCCTATATCGAACCCTTCCGTTGTGATATTGCCCACATAAAAGTTTCGTGGCGTTACATCTTGTATATCCAGTACAACATTGACCATCGGACGCTCAGAAAAAGGGACAGCGAAGGGGATGGTAATCCATTTGTTGTTGTTATTTCCTTCCGAAAATTTAATGTCCGATCGAGGGATATACATCTCCCGATACTCTTTTTTACCTCCGCCTTGCGCAGATCGCAGCTTGCTGATTTCCGCCTCCTGCGCTTTAAACTGGGCAGCAACGGCATCGACAAACAGCTTAAAACGCTCGACCAAGGTCATGACTGCAACGCCTGATTAAATTTAGACACAAAGTCGGTATCAGTATCGCCAAGATTGAGCGTGGTTTCTACTGCGGTTTTTTGCGCCTGCGTCAACACTTGCGACTCATCGATACGCAGGCGTTTGGCAACCGCTTCCGAAAGCGCGGTCGCGCCGGTTTTGTCCTGCTCAATATACTTTGCAACTTCCGCCAGCGTATCGTATGCCGCGTCCGCGCCGTCTAAAATCTCTGATTTAACAGCCGTTTTTGCCGCATCAATCAGCGAATCAACCTTCTGACTGGAATAAGCTTTATCAGCCGCAGGCGCAGTATCGTCAATCGCTGCGCCGCTATTGCCGCTGCCGATATTGTCAATACGGGTTTTAAGCTCGTTTACCGCGCCGACCACGCTCCCGCGCTCCGTAGTTTGCAGCATATCTGTCGAGCCGATTTTACCGATAACCTCTTTGAATTTTGCGCCAATAGCGTCCACCAGCGCGTCTATACGTTGTCTTAATGTCATTTTTTTACCTGCCTTTTATGAAATTGCCAAAATAAATCTTGCTACGAAATCAGGGGCTTCGCCCGCATCCTCGCTTTTAACATCGGCAAGCCATTGGGTGAAATCCTCAAATGATTTGCCTTGATTTTTGGGCTGAATCAACCACGTCCGATACAAGTCGTCATCGTACCGATGCGCGGCATTTTCCAAATTACCCTTAAAAACTCGAAACTTACCCAACATTGCTCGTACTCTTTAAAATCTCCAGCGGAATATCTCCGCTGTATTGCACCAAGCCGTCAGAGCGGCGAATGAACTGCAGATCAAAAACGTAATGCCCCTCTGCCAAACTTCGGCACACATCAGCATCCAAACGCAGCAACACCAAGCGTATCTCGGGGTAAAGGGTCGTCTGAAAGCGGGCGACCGTCTCCTTAGTATATTTGCGCCGAAGTTCGGCAGCAGCGGTAACGCCGGTCAGAGCAGAAATACCCAAGTCGTCCAAAACATCGAAGATAACGCTGATTTCGACGGTTTCGCCCTGTTTGAAACGCAGAATATCCGTACTCATAACACTCTCAAAATAAAACAAATTATCTCAGTCCATTGCCCACTGACAAGGCGGCGAGCCTGCACTCAACACTACACGCCCAACTCCAAAACGGCAGCATCGGGGGCTTGGCTGATGATGCGGTTGGTGCGGATATCGTAGAAGACCCGTTGGTTTAAGGCAGCCTGACCGCTCAAAACGATATTCCCGCCGCTTTGCGTTTGCGCCGCCCACGACCCGCCGCCCAAATCGCCCGTTATTTTGGCGATGCCACGCTGCTCGCGGTTGAGCAGTGCCGTCAGGTTTTGATACAGATTGGTCATTTTGTTACTCCCAACAAATAGATAAAAGGTCGTCTGAACATGGCTTTCAGACGACCTTTAAAGCAGTCTTAAAACGGCTTTAATCACTCGTCCAAATAGCGGTCGATGCTCACATTTTGAGTAACGACAGGCGCATCGTTTTCGATTTTGACTTCGACCGATACGCCCACGACCACGCCCTGCCAGTTGCCCGACGGCTCGCTGATTTGCCAAATCTCGCCCAAATTAGCCATAGGGATGGCGTATTTATCCGATACCGGCAGCGATACAGTCTCGCGTTTATGGACGCCCGTCGCGCTCAAGGCGGCAACACCCGCGGCAAGCAAAACAGGCTGGTCGGTATAAAGCGCGTGGGTTAGCGCAGAGGCTCGCGGCTCGCGGTTAGTGCCGTTGCGGTACACGTCCGCGCCCTTGCCCTTGTTGTGGCTCGGCCAAACATAAATCCCGTTCGCCCGCTCGGACACGTTGCGCTGCCCGCTGATGCTGAAAATCACGCTGGCAGGTATGGTAACATCCGCCGCCGCCTGTGCCACCTCCCAAGCCGAAGTCTTCCACTTCGGCTTAAATCTCAGGGCAGGCTTGGCGCGGTCGCTCTCGATAAACCCGCCCGCCGCCTGCGCCAGCTCTTGCAATACCGCCATCGGCGTTTTGTCCGTCAATGCGTACACATCGGCAGGAATCAGCCAATCCGCCATCGTCCATCCGTCTAAGCCCACGCCTGTCGGTCTCAATACCTCCGTGGCGATTTGTTGGGCGTAGATAGGGTTGCGGTATGTGCCGCTGCCTTTTGAGGCGTAGTCCGCGCCCAAGCGGGCGGTAACGCTCCTGCCCGTTACCGTATAGCTTTTCTGCCCGAAGCGGCGGTTGTCGCTGTAATCCTCGGCAAGGATGACAAAAGTGTCCGCATTGATTTGCACCTTGATTTGCGCTTCCTCGCCCTTTGCGCGTGCGTCGGGGTTGATTTTGGCGAAATCCTCGGGCGAAACGGTCAGGCTGCCTTGCCAGCAGTAGCCGCCCGTATCGGCGGTAAACGAGGCGGAAAACAACTCAATCGGCTGCCCGTCCGCCGTGGCTTTGACGGTATTTTTCATGATGTATCCGTTTAAAACAGGGGTTTTTGCCGTATCGAAACAGGCGAACGGCAGCGGAATATGGCGCGGGTCGTGCGCAATTTTCCTACGGTAAAACCGCAGAGCAAGGCGGTTTGACGGCGGGCGGATACCGCAGACGTAGGTTTCGGGGACGGGTTCCGGCTCGACCGGAATCTCATAGTATTCGCAAGGTACGGTAACGGCAGGCAGGGATTTAGGACTGAAACAACACACCAAATCCGCTGCCTCAAGGATGTCCGATTGCAGGCAGCCAACCAATAAAGCGTCGTCTGAAAACGTACTGTCCGCGTGGGCTTCCAATAACTCGCCCGCCTGAGCAGCCTGCGTGTCGCCGCCACAGCCCGTCAAAAACAGGCTGCCTGTCGTACTCAAACCGGAGCAGCCGTCCAGCCCGTCCATCGCGCTTTGAACTCCGTCCGCGCACGCAGTAACCGCAAACGACGGCTCGGACTGCGCTTTCAGACGACCTTCAAGCGCGGTCATTCCCTCAAAGGTCGTCTGAAAACAATGGGCAACATCAACAGCCTCAACCAATACGCCCGCCATTCCGACCGCCGCGTTATCACCCGCGAAACCACCGGTCAAACAGGCCGACCCCATTCCCGCCGCATGTAAAACAAACCCCCATTCCCCCGATACGGCGGCATAGCCTGCCGGCGGCGTGTAAGGTTCGGGCGGCTTGGGCTTGGGCGGCTCAATCGGCGCAACCGCCCCGCCTGCCGCAATATGGCGCAGCGGGCGGGCAAACGGGATTGCCAAACGGTTTGACGGCTTACGCTCCGTAATCAACGCCCCGAAAGGCAGCGGAATCCGCGCGGAATCGGCATAGGTTTTGGATTTATCGTCAGACATTTCAGACGACCTTATCCGCCGTCAGTATCGACGTAGGGCTTGATAAAATCATAGGAGACCGGCTCGTATTGCTTTTTATAATCCGTTGCCACCATCAGATACTCCTCATCCTCCTTAAGGCGGTCGAATCGGTAGCTGCCGTCGTCTTTACTCCAAGTATCGGCGACAATCTCCATCTTCGGGTGGGCAAAAAGATAAATCCGCCGCGATGCGGGCTGCCCGTTGACGGTAACGATACCCTCAGCTTCGCCGGCGATATAACCGCGCCCGCCGTATTTATAATGTGGCGAATGTACAAGGCCGCTATCCAAAATCATATTTGCCATCACAAATCCCAAGCCGTCAGGTTTACCAACATCCCCAAGTTATTGACAGTTTTGAAATACATCCATTCATCGTCAGTCGCATCAAGATTTTTATAGACTTTGCCATAGGGGAGCACATTTGGCGACGGCATTGATTCAAATGTAAATTTGAATCCGGGCAACTTACCGCGCAACATATGTTTATTTTGGTTATTTTTCTCAAAAATAAGGATATTTTCAGCAGAGAAACCGCCCGTAATTGGATTTGGATAAACAACACCATCATGGTTTACACTCGACATCACTCGGCCTTTTATATCACCCTCACTCGGGGAGTTACCTAAATACCCCTCCATAATCACAATCTTATTGCTATTGTTAATATTCAAGTCCTCAGAATAGCTTGATGTCCCCATCATGATGCAATTACCTACGTCGGCGACTGAAAAACTGTGAAAATCTCCAAAATATAAATTACCGCAAATATTGGCGAAATCAGAATTGAGAATAATTAAACAAAATGCACGACCATGACCAATCACCACCCATGAAAGTTGCTTTTTTGGATCCATCCTATATGACCCATATAGGAATTTTTGAACCACAGAATTTTGTTGGAAAAATACCGCTTTCTCACCAGTCTTAACCGATTTCGGATTTTTTAATCCAACTACATTACATCCACCATATCTAACATTCCCATACACACCCAACGCCCATTTGGTTGATTTTTCGTGCGTACTCCGGAAGCAGGCGTCATTTCCATTTTCAAACGGCATTTCCCAGCCCAGCGGCTCTTTGCGGTTTTCATTTTCGCCATAGCCCGTTACCAAACAGGCTTTTAAAATGGTTTTAATATCTCCTTCCGCAGGCAGTACCTGCGGCGCACCCGCGTCATCCCAACGATAAACCTTGACCGGCACTCTTTCTGTTTTTGACATTTCAGACGACCTTTTGCCCAAATATAAAGCACCATTAAAGCAAAAGCCCCGAAAATCGGGGCTTGGCATGGTTGCAGTCGGGTACTTGTATCAGCGGCAATATTCCCGCCAGATGGTGTCAGAAAACTCATGCGAATAGTCTTTGTCGAAATAGGTATTCGCCGTTACTTTTCCGTCTTTGGGATTATACGCATTGACCTGCACAAAACGCCGCCAGCTGGCTTTGTCCCAAAGCACCTCGCCGCACAAGATACTTGCATCGTCTTTATAGTAGGCCTCCATACTCCTTAACATACTGTCGGAAAAGTATGTTTTGGCATTGGCAATCATTACCGACTTTCTGACGATTTTGGTTTCTTCTGCGGCGGCCTGATTTACATTGATGGTTACATTTTCCTGTGCGGAAGCAGGCGGTACGTCTTTTCTTACCTGCGCCTCCGCTTTTTCGGGCTGCGGGGTTGTCTCCGGTTTAACCTGTTTCGATTCGCGGATTTGTTGCAGCTTTTCGCGTTGCAATGCAATCTTTTCGCGCTCCAGCTCGATTTCCTCTTTGCTTTTTCCGCATCCTGACAATACTGCTGCGGCAAGAGCGGTTATGGTTGCGAACAATACGGCTTGTTTCATTTTTTTATCCCTTTATGTCAAATAGGAAGCATTCTAAATTAAACGGCATTAAAAATAAACAGGCGGTATAAAAAGGCCGTCTGAAACGCTTTCAGACGACCTTTATTCGTTGCGCCTATTCCGCCACCGTATTGCCGCGCAGGCAAGCGGTAAAGCCGTCGCGCCCCTCCTGCCTGTCGGGCGAAGGCTGGACGCTGCGGAGAATCCACACGGGCAGCGGCGTGCCGTAGGTGTTGAAACGGATGCAGTTTTGAACCGCCCATCCGCCGCCGAACGCCGTCGATTTAATCGTAAAGTATGGCTTACCCGTGGCGGGATTAGTCGGCGCGAGGTCGGTCAGGGTATCACTCTTGGCGACCAAGCCCAGCTGCTCGCCGTAAAGCTCGAACTGGTTGGCAGTAGTGAATCTAATCAGCCAACGCTCGGTAATCGCGCCGTTGCTGGCGAGTTTGATCGGGTAGTCCTTGACATTTGCCTTTGCCAGAATCGGCTCGCCGCGCCGCGAATCCGCCCAAACGTTGTCCCATGCCTGTTGTGAAAACGGCTCGGTCGCGCGTACCAGCAAATCACCGCCGATCAGGGCGGACGAAACGTAAGTCCCTGCTTTGGGGTAGGCGCGCGAAATGGCAAATTGCAGTTTCAGACGACCCGAAATATCGACGCCCGTAATGCGGTTTTCTTCTTCCCACGCGCACACGGCGGTCAGCGGCAGGGTATATTGCGACAAGTCCAACGGCTCGCCGAAGGTGATACTGCCCACCTTGAGGTCTGCCGTGTATTTTTCGGCAAGGACGTGTTTGCCTTTGCTGTCAACCAAACATAGGCGGTCGAGGTTTTGACGGTTGAGCGTGATTTTCTGGGCGGCGGTAAACGCGCTGCCCAAATCCTGCTTGAGGCGGTTGGAAATCACAATCATGTCGCCCTTGCGGAACACGGGGACGCGTCCGTCGGCAGGTAGGCGCACGGCATCAATGCCGATAATCGACGAATCCAAAGGCAGGTTGTCTTGGGTTACGGCGTTGTATCGCAGCTCTTCGGGATAAAAACCTGCGGTGCGGGTAATTTCGTAGAAACCTGTTTCGTAGTCTATTTTCCCCGTGATGCCGCCTTCGATATTGCCCTCGGCATTGCTGCGGCCGACGATGTCGCCGTTGTTGGCATAAACGGTAAAGCTTTCGGGCTTGACCGGCGCGGCGGGCGTGCGCCCCGCGTAAGAAAAAATCTTAACCTGCGGCAACCGGACGACCCCGCCTGTTACCTTTAGGCTTTGAAATTTGACGGCTGGGTCGTTGATAGACACTTCGCCGGTGGCGGACAATGTACCGATATTTTCGCCGCTGCCTTTGGTTGCATCCCAGTTTTTATAAAGCGTTCCGCCGTATTCGACGATTTCGGTCGTCCCGTCTGAAAAAGACCATGAATTAAAGATGCAGGTGCTGCCTTGGTCAAAATCAATCAAGACATTAAATGTCAGCCCGCCTGCCAGACGCCCGCTTCGGGGCTTGGCGTGGGATGAGTCGGCGGACAAAAATTCCGCATTCCAGTCGCTGAAGGACATATCGACGGTTTTCTTGGCGGTCGCGTCTTTTTCCTGCGCGCGCCATGCGGCACCTAAGGTCGAATAAGACTTGGTCGCCCAAGCCAACGCCTCCACCCGCAACGCGGATTTAGGCACAATCAGCTTGCCGCCGTCCCAGCGGATACCCTGCACGGCGTTTTTACCCGCTTTCCAGCCGCCTTTGACTGCGAGCAGACTGATACGTGCCGTACCTGATTTAATTTCTTTTCCGGCAGAAATCGCCATTTTCATCTCCTATCTAACCGCTGCGCCATACCAATTCGGCACCGTGTACTCTGTCTCTTCAGAGACTTGCCCTTTGACATCCAATCTGAAGACCGACTGATTAGGCGTAGCGTCCTTGAATACCAGCTCCCAATGCGCTCCCTTATCCTCTGCCGTCATGCCGTAGCCTGCGCCGCCGACCACGCTTGCGCTGATTCGGCGCGTCTCTTCGCAGGTGTAGTCAACTGTGTTGCTGTTGATGTAGCGTTCGGTCGAAATCACGCCATTGAGGTAATCCACCGCCCCCTGCATATCGCCCGTCAGACTGCCGTTGCCGTCGTCGCGGGCTGTTTTCGTACCGCCATCCTGCCAAGTCAATACCAACGTACCCGGCTTGATGGGATGACCCAAGCCATAGGTGCATTTACTTTCGGCAGGTTTCGGCGTCGCTGCCGTTCCGGTCTTACCGCCGTCGGATGACGCGAATCCCGAAATCCCGCCCCATTGGAACACAAGGCGGCTGCCGACATCTGGCAATACAGGCAGATTGATCACGACCGAGCCGGTTGCAGACGACACCGTGCCTACCGCTTTGCCTGCCTCATCGCGCAACACGCCGTCGCCCGAATCGGCGAGCAGATACCAAACGCCCAACGCCATAAACGACACTTTCAGGCTGCCCGCCGCGGGCGCGGGTGTCAGCAGCGGCGCAAACGCCGTGCCTTGATTGGTTTCTTTGATTTCGACCGCAAAGGCAAACCGAGCCGCCGACGATTTGGCGGCGGGGATGGCGGAAATGGTATAAGTCCCGTTTGGGATACCGCTCAGACGGCCTTTTTCATAGTCGGCTTGAATAATATCGTCGCCGGAGACCAACTGCCCCTGCGCGTTGTCTTTGTAGTTGCCGATTTTGATGCTGCCCGGCAAAAGCGAATGGGGCATCGTCAACGATCCGCCCGATACATACCCGTGGAAAACCCGCTTTTCAGGCGCGGCAGCTACCCACATATCGCCCGCGACGGGATATTGGTCGGCATACGGCGTCTCCACCGTCGAAGTCGGCACCAGCTTTTCGTAGATACTGGCAACCGTCAGCGACGCATCGCCCGCCTTAAGGTCGTCTGAAACGGGTTTGACGCCGTAATAGCTTGCCGAATCGGCGACCTGCGTCTCCAAAATCTTGACTTTACCGCCCGCGTAACCTTCGACGGGGTAATCCACCCCGTCGAAATCGCGCGTCAGCGGGTTGGTCGTCTCCATTTTGACGACGCGGCGGCGGATTTCTTTGGTCTGCCCGCTCGGCAGGGGAATTTCAAACGTCCGCATTTCGTGTGTCAGATTGGCGATGCGGAAATATTCGGTAATGCGCTCAGTCTTGCTGTTGGTTTTGTCTTCGTGTTGCAGGCAATACCGTTCGCCCACTTTAGGCAGCGGGGCTTCTTCGCGCTGATATGCCTGCACAAGGCGCACGCCCGCCAAATGCCGCCCCATCAGCGTCATGCGGCTCTCCACCGTCGGCACGGAATAAGCCTCGATACGCGGCATAATGTCTGCGCGGCTCTCGCCGTAGTTGCGCGCCTTAAACGCCAAAAATGACACGTTTTCAGAGGTCGGTGGCTCGGTAATGACAAAATGCCCGCCGTAAAGCGGCTCGGAGTCATTGCGCAGGACGGCAGGGTAGAGCAAACGGGCGTCCAAGCTGCCCATCGTGCGGTCAACGTCCGAAACGGGCGGGAAAATCTCGTTATCCTCGCCCGTCAGCGGCTGCCCCACCATCAAACCGCCGCCGTCAGGCGTATCGGTCATGCGCTGGCTGGGGTAAATCTGCAAATCCTGTTGCGTCAAGCGCGTTGTTTTTTCCATTTTGAAACCTTTTTAAATCCTGTTTAAACCTGTTTTCAGACGACCTTAAAACGTCATCAGGTAGAGTTTTGCGGTGTATCGTTCGCTGTCCGCCTCCGGCGTTGAGTACCGCACCGGCTCGACGCTACCCAAAGCCGCGTCGTGCGTGCGCCAAACGACATTAAATTCGCGTCCGTCGTAATGCGTCAGCGTCATTTCCAATTCGGGGACGTCCGTCCAATCGCGTAAAGTCCGCAAAGACCCCAAGTCCAGCCATACCCAATCGCCCGACAACGTAATCGGGCGACCGTTTGCCTTGATGCCTTGTTGAATGACCAAACCGCCCGACAGAGTGCGCTGCGGCGCGGCCTGCGCCACCTTGTTCCAACTAAATTCATCTTCCCAGCGCATATCCTGCGGCAGGCGGACAGTTGCGCCGGTGTCCTTGCGCTTTAAAATCCAATCGGCCATTTCAGACGACCTTTGCCTAAATATAAAACCCCATTAAAGCAAAAGCCCCGAAAATCGGGGCTTGGCATGGTTGCAGTCGGGTTTGTATCTGCCGCTTGAATTAACTTGTCCGCTTTAACGAGTTTTCCAGTTGCGTCATCAGGCTGCCGACCGCCCTGTTGGCGACTGCTTCGTCACGTTGTGCCAAAAGGCGGTTAAGCTCGTCAGGATTGATATTAACCTGCGGATTGCCAATTTGCTGCAACTGGCGTGCCACGTTGTTGCTGCCGCTTGCCGTGTTTTGGCTGCGTGCGCGGTCTTGGGCGGCAGATTCGGCGCGTTTGTTGCGTTGGCGGTCGTAAATCTGCTGTTGCAGCTCGATTTGACGCTGGTATTCGCGAGCGATGTCTCCCTGTCCCAGTTGCTTGGCGTTTGCCAGTTTCTGATTCAGCTCGCGCAACTTTTTCTCCTGCTGCAAAGCGTAGCCCGCTTCGGCGTTGCCGTTGAGTTCGGCAAGCTCTGCCTCAAGGGCGCGCGTCGCGTCGCTTGCCTCTTGGCGCAGCGCATTCAGACGACGTTGCGCGTCTGCAATCGCATTGCGAAACTTAGTCAGCTCGGTATTGCCCAGCTTGTCGGCGGCCGCCGCAGCCGCACTGGCTGCATCGTTCAACACACCCTGCGTCAACGCGCCCTGCGCCGTTGCGTCGCTCAACCGCTGCATGGCGGAGTTGGCAAGGTAAATCTGCTGGGTGTAGTCCTTCATGCGCCCGATTTGCAGCGTCGCCTCCATGCCGATTTTGACGCCCCTGAATTTTTGGTTCATTAGCTCAAGCTGCTCGTTGTTAAACTTGACGTAGCCGCCCGTCTGACTGAGCCGGTAGCCGTAGTCGGTTACGGCTTTGGCGGCTTTTTCGGTCGCTGCCGCCGCCTTTTCCGCACTCGCCGCTGCATCGTCGTTTGCCTTGACCACCTTGCTGACGGATTGGGCATGGCTTTCCGCCGCCTGCGCGCCTTTGTTGTGAGCGTTTTTGGCAGCCTCGCCCGCCTGTGCGGCAGTATCATTCAACCCTTGATAGGCGGCTTTGGCTTTTTCTGCGCCACCTGACGCCGCGTCGCCCAAGCGGGCAAGCTGCTCCTGTGTCAAAAGTGCCGCATCACCGCTGGCTTTGAGTTGGTGTTGGAACTCGGCGAACTCCTCCTTGCTTTTGAGTTTACCCATCATCTGCTCAAACGCCGCCTGCATCAGCTTGGCATCTTTCTGCCCGGCAGCCGCCGCCTGTTCGGACGCGTCCTTAAAGTCGGCAAACGCCTGACGTGCGTCGCTGCTGATGCCGGTCATCACGGCTTTGCTGTCCACGCCGATTTTAGCGAATGCGTCGGCAACCTTGTCGGAGGCAACAGGGGCGGCGTCGCCGATTTTTTTGATTTCTTCGGCAGTCATCCCCGCTTGTTTGCCTGCGTCTTCCAAGGCGGCTTTCAGTTTTTCGACCGCTTCGGGGCTGTCCATCTGCTTTAATGCCGCCTGAAACACACGGGACATCTGCTCGGCATCATTGCCAAACTTGGCGGCGGCGGTGGAAAAGTTGGCAATCCCTTCTGCCGCCTTTTTACTCATGCCGGTGGTGACTTCTTCCGCCGTCAGCCCCAAAGATTCGAGGGCTTTCTGCGCTTCGGCAAGTTCGCCCGTGTCCGCGCTGATTTTGATGTTTTTCTTATCCAGCTCGGCTTTCAGTTCGGCGGTTTTATCGCGCACGTTTTCCAGTTTGATTGCCAGCTCGCTGTAAAAGTCGCCGTTTTCGCGCCCGTCGGCACGCAAGGCGGCCATACTGCGCTCCAATGCCGCCTGCTCGGCAGCGGAAGCACGATATTCGGCTTGCAGGGCTTTGACGGCGGCTGCCTCTTCTTCAGCGGCTTTGGCTTTGGCGGCTGCGGCTTTTTCGGCAGCTTCTTGCGCCTTTTTATCTGCTTCGGCCAACTCGCGCTTGATTTGGGCTTCGGTTTTGAAATGTTCGCGGTATTTGTCCAGTCCGCCCGTAGTAAACAGGCTGTCTATGATGGCAGGGATACGGGCAAGGTTGTCTCCGAAAAGTTTTGCCCAATCGGTGTTTTCACGCAACCAAGAGCCGACCGCCTGCCCCGCCTCAAATGCCACAAACAACAATCCCGCATTGGCCGCCGCCAGTTTAAGGTTTTGCGCCAACACGCCCACAGCAGCCGCTCCGTTGCCGAAGCCGTTACCGGCGGCGGCAGATTTGAGCGCGACGCCCAGCTCTCGGGCAGCGGCAGTGGTCGTCAGGATGGATGCCTTGGTTGCTTCAATCCCGACGCGCTGGGTCGCAAACGATGCCGATACTGCACCTCCAGTCAGACGGACAGCCGCCTCATAAGCCTTGACGGCAACCGCACCCGCCGCAAACAGCGCGGCAAGCTGCGTCAAAACGGGAAATTCTTCGGTAATTGCGCCAACCGCTCCGGCGACGCCGCCCACCGTACTCGCCAACAAAGACACCAAAGGCAGCAGCTTTTCTCCGACCTCGATGGCAACGTTGATGATTTCCTGCTTGGCTTTGGCAATCTGCGCCTCGCTGGTGGACATGGCGTTTGCCACTTCTTTTTGCATCGCGCCGACGACCTGTCCCTTGTCGGCAACCAATCCCAAAGCCTTTTCATATTCGCCCAGCGAGCCGACCAAGAGGGCAATGTCGTCGCTGTATTCCGTGCCAAAGAGTTGCGAGAGCGTCAGGGCGCGGCTTTGTTTGTCCAAGCCTTCGAGTTTGTGCAAGAAGTCCGTTAATGCCTGCTGCGGATTGGCGGCGATGTTTGCCGCCATCTCGTCGGCGGACGTGCCGATGGACGCAAGCGCGTCTTGGAAACCCTTGCCCTGGCTTTGCGCCGTTTGCAGTTTTTGCAACAGCGCATTGATGGCGGTCGCCGCCACTTCGGGCGGTTTGCCCAAAGCGATAAAGGCGTCGGCAAGCGCGGCGGCTTCGTCTGCAGCCAAGCCGAACTGTTTCGCCGTACCGCCGATACGCGCCATCGCAGCAACAATGTCTTTTTCACGCGCGGCGGTATTGTTGCCCAAAACGTTGATGGCATCGCCGAGCTTCTCGACTTCTCCAATCGGGAGTTGGAACACGTTGGCAATCGTTGCAGCGGCATTACCCGCTTCTTCCGCGCTCAAACCGAAGGCAACCGACATTTTGGACGCGATGGCGGTAAATTCCGACAACTTCTCAATCGGAATACCGAGCTGCCCGCCCGCTGCGGCAAGTTCCGCCATTTCGGCGGCGGAAATGCCCAGCTCCGCGCCCATCTTTTTCAGCTCGTCTGAAAGCTTGGCGTATTGTTCGTCCGTGCCGTCGGCAACTTTTCGCACGCCCGCCATCGCGGTTTCAAACTTCATCGCTTCGCGGGTGGCAAACGCCAAGCCGCCCGCACCGCCGACCAAGCCCTGAATCTCCGAAGCAACCTCGGTAATAGACGGCTTCACGCCTTTCAGGCTGGCTTCGAGTTCGCGCACCTTGCCTTCTTGCAACTGCGCCGCCCGTGCCAATTCTTCATGCGAGAGCGTTCCGCTCTCTTTGAGCAGCTCGTAAGCGTCTTTGGTCTTTTGGATTTCCTGACGCGCCTTGTCGTCGGTATCGATACCGAGCTGGATTTTGGCATCGGCAATCGCCTTTAGGGTTTGCGCTTCGGCAGTCAGGCGGTCGAGCTGCGCCGTTGCGGTTGCGGATTCGGACGACAGGCGCGCTTCTTCGGCGGCAAGGTTTTTGACGGATACGCCCGACACCGACATCGCATCGCGGGCGGCATACAGCTTGCCTGTCAGCTCGGTTTCGCTTTTTGCCAGGCGTTCGGATTCGGCGCGAAGTTTCGCCAAATCGGCCCGCTGTTGCTGCGTACCGCCGTCGCGCATGGATTTCTCAAGCGTCGCGGTCAATTCGTCCAGCGCGCGCATTTCTTTGGCGGTGTTGTCCAATTCCGCCGACAAAGCCTTATATTCCGCAATCGCCGCCTGTTGCGCCTGGGCTTTCGCCAGCGTCGCGCCCAGCTCTTTCGCTTCTTCCGTCAATTTGCCCGTATCGATGCCCGCCGCCTCAATGGACTGCGCCAGCGCATCGATGTGTTCGACACCGGACACGCCCGCCTTAATCTCAATACCCGCTTGGATGTTTGCCATAATTAACCCTGTTTTAAAACCCGTTTAAAAAAAGGTCGTCTGAAACTCCACGCCGCTGCGCCTACACGCAGAAGCCCGTTTCAGACGACCTTTTTGCCGTTTATCGGACGACCCGACCGGCGAACCCGCCAATCCGCATAAGCCGCCCGAATCTTTAGTTGTTGTACGACGTGAAGGAATAGGTCGAGGTCTCGCCCGAAGCCAATACCGCCGTGCCTTTGAATTCGGCTTCGTTGAAGTCGTCGCCGAACCAGTCGATACTGCCGTCCGCAGCCAATACGGCATGGGGGATGTGCAGGATGCCCGCCTCGCCGGTAACGCGGTTGCGGCCGTCGACATAGATTTCCAAATCCAAGCGCGACAAGGTGGCCGCGGATACTTTGTAGCCGCCCGATGCACGGGTTTTGTATTCGACGGTAATTTCTTCGCCATCGTTGACAGTATCAGCGGTCGGCAGGATGGTAATCATGCCCAAGGTGGCGTTGATGTCGACATGTGCCGCGTCAACGGCAGCTTTGGACTTGTTTTTGACTTTGACGGTAGCCGGGTCGATGTTGCCGTTTGCCAGCTTGTACGCCATGCCTTTTTTGCCGATGGTTACGGTCTCGTCGGTAACGGTCTGCGCCGTTGCCGCAATGACGGCGGCTTCACCCATTAGGGCAAGCGCGAGGTTGTCTTTGTCGAAGGTGTCGAGCTTCAAGCCGATTTCGGTGGGCTTGACGGTTTTCAAACTGTCGAGTGCGCTGCCGTAAGTGCCTTTTTGCTTGGACACGCGCTCTTTGGTTTCCACGCTGGTCTGCGTGGTCAGGGCGGTGGTATTGCCGATGTCGATAAAGCCCGAGCCTTTTTGATTGAGGTTGCGTACCTTGACGTCGCCCTCAAAGATTAAGCCGTGGTCGTTTTGTTTTGCCATGTGGCAGCTCCTTTAGTTTGCCGCCTGCACGGTGTCGCAGGCGAATGAAATGGGGTAAAAAGCAAAGCCGTCGTTATACTCGATGGATGGCGAGGCGATGCGGCGGAAGGGGGTAACGGCATATTCGTCGCCCGCGTCCCAGCCTGAAAACGCACACTGGATTGCAGTCAGGGTCTCGCCGACCTCGTACAGTGTGGATTTGCCGTTGGCGGTATAGCTTCGCGCCAAAACAAAGGTAAAGTGCAGCGTCGATTTGAGGAATTTGCCGTTTTTCGCCTCATCGGCAAAGGTTGAGCCGCCGTAAACGACATAGACCGCGCCATCCAGCGGGGCGGCCTTGCGCTTCACCGCTCCTTGGGCGAGCAGCTCGGCAAGTTCGCCGATTTCCTTAACCGCCTTGATGCCTTTGACGGTTTTCAGACGACCTAGGATTTCGGGATAGACCGCCAATAAGTTTTCATGCTGTTTCAAAGCCATATCAAACAATCAATCCTTCCAACCAATCGGACATCAATTCGTCAATGTCCTGATAATCTTGCGAAGACAATCCCAAAAACGGACGCGCTGGCATGTTTTTCGTGCCTTCCTGTGCATAAACCGAGTAGCCCATGATTGAGCCGGTAATCACGCTTTTTGCCGATGCCTCGTGCGTAATGCTTGCCAAGAGGTTGCCGTGGTCTACCAAAATCCCGCCGCGTCCGTTTTTGGCTTCTGCCGTAGCGGGGCTGACATCCTGCCAGCGTTTGCCGTCAGGCGCGGTTTTGGTTTCGGCGATACGGCGGCGAGTCGAAGATTCGAGGACGCCGCCGATAGCGCGTAAAGGCTCTTCAAGGCTGCCTGTCAACTTGCCCGACAGGCGGTTCAGCCTTTGGGCGATACGCGACAAGTCGTGTGATACCGTAATCCGCATTGCCTACTCCTTCAGCCATTCCCGCAAATCGGGTTCGGCATTGACATAAACGGCACACGTTGACGGTCTGCGTTCATCCGATACGCGTGTTTCGTCCAGCATGTTCGGATTTTTGACGACCATCTTCAGCCAAGCGACCGCCGACTGATAACGCTCCTCCACAATTCCCGTTACCGCGTCGTCGTAGAGGTAGTAGCGGGCGATGTCGCAGACTTTGATTTTCAAAACCTGCGGCGCGGTGTCGTTGGTAAAAAACAGTTTCGCCGCCCGAAGGTAGCTTGCCGCTTCTTCTTCCGCGTCCGCAATCGCCGCCGCCATCACCGCTTCGTCTATGGTTTCGTAGTTTTCATGGTTCGACCGTTCCGCCATTTCCTGCTCGCCGAAGCGGGTCATCATGTCTTGGATGGTAATCATGCCGTCCTCCGTTTTCAGACGACCTTTAAACTTGCCCTAAAGGTCGTCTGAAATCCGTTTAAGACATGGTCAGCGTTGCCAACAACTCAGGGCGCAGCGCAATCGGCAGCGGGTTTGACTGCATGTGCAGGCTCCAACCCTTGTCGTGCTGCAATTTCTCGCGGCTGGCGTAATACGGCAGGGCGCGGGTGTTGACGGTGGCGTTCATGTCGGCGGGGGCGAAATACTCTTTGTAGAGATTACGGCCAACCGGCAACAGAATCGCCTTGTCCGCCGCAATGTCGGCGTCGCTGCCGAAATGGTTGGCATACTCGATAAAGCGGATGCCCTTGTGGACAAACTCGGACGGATTGAGCGTATCGCCTTCGCGGTAGGCGCGAGCCTCATCAAAGCGTTTGTACACTTCGAAGATGGACTTATGCACTTTGAGCGCGCTCAAAAACTCTGCGCCGCAATACACGACCCAGCCGCGCACCTGCGCACCGGCGAATTTTTGGCGTTGCTCGGACAAGAGCTTGTCCAATACCGAGCCGACTTCGGTCGCTTCTTTGGAAAATTCGATGTTTTGCGTTTTGCGCGTAACGCTGAATTCGGCGTTCAAATCAAGCATCACGCTGCCGTCCGCATCCAAAATCTTGCCTTGCAACGCGCCGAGCATCAGATGCTCGCGGGTGTATTCAAGGTCGGATTTGCCGCCGGCGAGTTTTTCATTGACTTTGTCCATGACGGTCGCGGCTTGGGTCGTACCAAAAGCGCGCAGGTTTTGCACGTCGTCGGCGCGAACGACATCATGAATCGGCAGGTGCGGCACTTTGACGGTGCGCACGGTGCGTTTCGGACTTTCGACCGCCTGACCGGATGTGCCGCGCTCTTTGCTGGCAACCAAGTGGACTTTGCCGTCTTGGAACTCAATGTCGGCATAAGTGGTGGTCAGATATTCGGGTTCGAAAATGCCCAGCTCGCGGATTTGGCTTGCGCCCGGGTCGATTTTGTTGATGGCGGTGGTCAAAGCCTGCACGCCAAATTTGCTGTTATCGGATAAAGGCATGATGTGTCCTTGTTAAATCAGGTTTAAAGGTCGTCTGAAAATCAGGCGATGGGCGTGCCTTGGTAAACGATGCCGTATGCGTCGCCTTCTTTTTTCAGCGCGTCCAAGGTTTTGCCGGTAGTTGCTGCTTTGACGTCCGCATCGGCAACTTTTGACAGGTCGATGATGCAGTTGAGCGGCTGTACGACGACTTTGCCGTCGGCTTCATCAGTCAACGCAAGCAGTTTTTTGCCGCGCAGCGGGTACTCGACAAACTTGCCTGCTTTTGTGCCGGTATCGGCAGCAACGGCAACACGGGTTTGCGGGGTCGCTTCGTATTTCAGGAAATCCGAAATAACAGGACCTAAGATTTCGGTTTTGACTTTAGACATAAGAGCCTCCCAATGAGCCTTTGCAGCTGGCAATCGATAATTTGCCTTCCGCGCCGGCTTGTTCGGATTCGTCCTTGCCTGCGCCTTCGCTCAACAGCGCAGGCGGTACGACAGATGGAGCAGCTTTCGGCGTCAAATCGGTAATCATGGCTTCTGCCGCTTCGATGTCGGCAGACAAAAGCACGGTCATCGTCGCGTCGGACAAGCCTTCAAACTTGCCGTCTTCGCCTTCTTTAAAGCCTGCGGCGGACAATTTCGCCTTGACTTGGTTTTTCTTGGCGGCCACCTCAGCTTCTTTCAGCTTTTTCTCGACTTCGGCTTTTTCAGCCTTGAGCGTATCGACTTCCGCTTTCAGGTCGTCAAACGCTTTCTTTTCTTCGGGTGTCATGGATAACTCCAAAGGTTGTTTAAAAATATCCGGCAAGGGGCTGCCGTCCGACAACACCACTGCCTCCGTCTCACTGTCCACGCCGACGGCGGTAAACGACACCTCGCGGATGGTGCAGCGGCGCAAAATCACCGCAGGCCCCGTTACTTCGTTACCGTTGACGGACAACACTGCGCCCGCCGCCAGCTCCTCGTAGGATGCCGCCTGCGCATAAACCGACATTTCCCACGGAAAGCCTTGGTCGGCTGCTTCGGCGATCTGCGTGCCAAACTCGTTTGACAACAGACTGCCCTCGGCAATCAGACCGTCCGCCGTTACCGACAGGCTGCACACGCCCGCCATTTTCAGCGGCGAATGTTCCAACAGGACGGGGACGGACGCTTTGTGCGACAGCTCCGCCAAATCAACAACGGTCTGATAACCGCCATAGCCGAACGGCTTGCCCGAATTGGCGACGCCCTTAAAGGTACGCACATCATCCGCACGGGTCGCCAAGGCAACCGGCAGCGCGGCGGACAACTTGATATTGAGGGGTGATGTTTTCGTATTCATAGCCGCCATTGTGCAACGCATGACGGCAAACAGACGGCGGCATGACTTCACTTTGTTGTCTAAAATGCAAAAGGCCGCCCGAAACCGTATTTCAGGTTTCAGACGACCTTTTAAAAATCCTTACGCGCAAAATATAAAAATACCCACTTTAACCGCTTTAGAATCGCGTCAGATTGATTTTTAAGATTTCGGCGGGGGTTTGCCTATCTTTAGCGTCCGACCCGCCTAAAATCGCAAATTTAAGGCATATCCAAAAATGCAGACGGCGGCGGTTTGAAAAACGTTTTCAGAGGGCTTTTAGGGCTGCGTCAGATTGACTTTAAACATTCGGACATATCTTTACCTACCCCGACCGATAAAACGCGCTAAAACGCGAAATTTGAGCGATTATGAAAAAAGGTCGTCTGAAACGGTTTCAGACGACCTTAGGGTTATTTGGATTTGAATCTTGGATCAGCTTCCAGGGCGGTTTTCAAATCGGCTTTGTAGGGCTTAATCCACTCGGACTTTTCTGCCGCCTCAAGTATCCATCTGTACACATTGGCAAATGCCGCAGCAGACAAATCCGCAACCGAAAACACGCAGCCCGAAAACTCGCCCTGCATTTGCTCGGCTGCTTCCTTGTCGATTTCGGCAAGACGCGGGTACAGATAGTCCAACAATTCGGACGGGGCGGTTTTCCCGCCTAAAAATACTTTTACCTCGCGGCTGACATACAGTTCAGACGGCATGACTTACTCCGATATTTTTACCAATAAGCGGACTTTATCCCGCTGTTCTTTCGGCAATGATAACACATACTGCAACAATTTATGCCGGTTCGCCGCATTCAGATGGCGCAAATCAAGCGGGACAATATCGGCTTTATCAAAATGCTCATGAATCTTATCGACCTTAGTATCCCACGCCCCGGCGGTGTGCGCAAAATAACGGTTCATCAATTCCGCACGTTCGGGATTTTCGGTAAACATAAAATCCAGCGTTACCCATTGCTCACGGGGCAGGTCGTCTGAAACAATCAGATAATCGGCTTGTCCCTTACCTTTCTCCACGGGCAAATCAAATACTTCCAGCCTGTCGCCCGTTTCATCCTGCCACGCTGCCGCAGCTCTCGCTTCGTGGTCTTTGGTATTGTTGGCAGACTGCTCCTTTGTCAGCCTGCGCACTTCTTTTTCCGACACCTTGTCCGGCAAAGCCAACACCGCCACTTTGTCAGACGGCACGCTATACCGCTTGTCCAACCACGCCTCGCGCTCGGCAATCATGGCGGTCAGTGCCTCTTCGCCGTTTTTCTCGCCAAACAGCGCGTCCATTGCGCCCAATCGGTCGCCGTGGTTGTGCGCAAAGCTCGGCGTGATGTCGTCGGGTATCAATACCGTTTTCCCCGTGCGCGGATTGGTAAACTCGACCATATCCACATCAGGCTCGCCGCTGATGCCCTCGCGCTCCGCCTGCCGACGAGTCAGGGCGGACACCGAGCATTTGCAGCCGTAGCCGTTGGGCGGAAAGATGACCTTCCAAATGTCGTGATCGACCGGCAGGACTAAGCCGTAGTAGCGTTTATGGCTGTCGCGCGGATGCCCGGCGGCGGAATGGTTGTAGCGCAAATACGGCAGGGCTTTTTTATTTGCCTGAATCCGCTGCCACTGCCCCGCCGCAAAGGCGGTTTGCATATTGGTGTTGAAAATGGTTTTCAGACGACGCGTACTGCCGAGCTGTACCAATTTCGGTTCGCCGTCCAGCGGGTCGGTCATCACTTGCTCGCCCCACCAGCCTTTCGCCATCAAATACGGTTTTAAACGCTTTTTAAAATCGGCAAACGCCGTACCGTTTTGCTGCGCGGATTCGATGGCGTCTTTGACTTCGGCGAGCATATCCGCGTCCATCATCTTGGCGACGGTAAACGCAAGGCTGTGTTGATACAGCCATACATCGTAATGACTGAATCCGGGCAGGATTTTCTTGGATTTGAAATGCTCGAAAGCGGCTTTATCAACCAGCCCCGCAAAGTTGTATTCAATCCCGTCCATCGCCTGCTCCGTCAGCCCAAGCTGAAAGGCCGTCTGAAACCAAACGCTGAATCAAAAGATTGTCGCCCTTGTTCAAATCAAGTCCCGACAGCTTCTCCTCAAATTCGGCGTAGTCTTTGCAGCTTTCCAACAAACCCAACACCGCTTCCATCTTCGGACGGGCGATTGCCTGCTCCGCCGTATCGGGCGCATTACGGGCAAGACCATCAGACAGGCGCAGGCTGAATTTGGCGGACGCAGGGTTTTCAGACGACGTTTTCGGGTCGCGCAGCTCGAAATGTTCCGGCTCGAAGCCCAAGATGTCGCGGTAGTAGGTCTCGGTCAGTATGAGTTGTCCCGTATCCATATACATCTTGTCGCGCTCGGCGCGGGTTTTATCGACCTTAATTTCGTCTTCGAACTCAAACCACACGCCTTTTGGCGCGTTAATCGGCTTGCCGTAGGCGTTGTTGACCATCACCAGTGCGTCGATAAAGTGCTGCGCCGCGCGGGAGAGCAGAGCGAGATATGCGCCGATGCGCTCGTCGCGGTTGTTTTCTTCGGTCTCTTGGCTCGCGCGGCTGGCGGTCTCAAGGTCGCTGGTTTTGACCTTGCCCAACAGCGTTTTTTGGATACGCGCATTGGCGAGGTTTTCCAGACGGCGGAATGCCTGACCGTCCGCGCTGTTCTGCAGCATCATCACATCGTCCTCGCGGTCGATACTCAATGCGCCGCCGGAGACAAAGCGGTAAAAACGGCTCATGAAGCTATTGTGGTCGTCCTCGCTGTTGGCTTGTATTTTGGCAATCAGATAGGGCTGGGCGTAGCGCGTAATGAATTGCGCGGCATAGATAAAGCCTTTTTTACGCAACGCTACGGGCGCATACAGCCGCGCCGCCGCCATTTCGCCCGCAGGATTGGTTGATGTCGCACGATGGGCAATAAAGAGATACAGGACATCCGTATTACAAGCCTCCTCGCCGCCGCTGCCGCGATACACCAGCGAACCGTCGCGGTAGGGGATATATTTCGCCAATTCGCCGCTTTTGTTGCTGATATGCTTAATCGTCAAAAAGCCGTCGGGTTCGGGCTGATAAACGTACCGACCGACACCGTATCCGCCCAGCCGCGCCGTCAACACAATTTCGGCAAGCGCGGGAAGATGGCGTTTCAGCGTTTTCCACAAACGGTCTTTGTCTTCATCGCCCAAATCCTCGCCATAGATTCGCCAAGATTTATTGAGCATGGCCGCGTGCAAATCCTCCAAACAGGCAGCCACCTCATCATCGCTTACCACCGCATCCAATGCCTGCTGCCTGTCCACGCCGAGGCGAGAAAGCAGAGCGTCCGTGCCTTCCATATTGGAAAACAGGCTTTCCAACGCATCTTCTGTCGCGCTCGTCAATGTCTTGATGGCGGTTTTCCGTGTAGCACTTTTAATCAATCCGAACATATTTTCTTACTCCAAAGGTCGTCTGAAAACGGTTTCAGACGACCTTAAAATCAATACTCTTCGCCGCGAGCCGCCAAAAAACCTTCAATTTCAGCGACAATAAAATGTAGATTTAATAGCCGCCCAGCCTTATAGCAGGAGACAACCTCTTGCAGATGTGCAATCGCTTTATCCAAACCACGCTCGAGGTACTCAACATCCTCTGTCAGCTCTTTTTCACGAGCGGTTATACGTTCTCTCACATCACACATTTTTAAATCTCCAACATCGGCGCAGGCAAATCAATCGCCCGCGCTCTGTTTGATACATTGCCCGTCGTTGCCGCCATCCACAGCATATGCAGCGCATCGGGGCCGTCGTCGTGGTCGGATTTCGGGAAATGGCGCAACTGGCTAATCAGCGTCTTTTGGTCGGGGTTGAGCAGAATCAGCCCGTTTGCCATGTGCGGCTGCAAGGTCTCAATCCGCAACATCTTGTCCGAAGACGGCTTGATACCGCGCACCGGAATATGCACACCCGAACGCGCCCCACGCTTAATCAGCTCATCCTTGAGAAACTCTTGGAACTGCACCGTCTCCACCACCCACAAAACAGGCTTGACCCGCGCCTCTTTTTGGATGCGGATCACGTCCTCGATAATCAAATCAGGCAGGCGTTTTTTGACTTGGGCGACGGTTACAAACAGCCGCCCCGTTGATTTTTGATAACCGCCGACCAAAATCGCCGACGGGTCGCGCCCTGCACCCGCCTTACCCAATGACGGGTCAAGCGCGCCGTAATACACCAAATCGTCTGGCAGCTCCGACCAGTATTTGATGTTTTCGGCAAACGGCGCATCTTCGCCGCTGACCGGGTCGTTTTGGTACTCGCTGTCAAACGTCGCATGACCGTCACGCGCACGGATTTTCATCAGTGCCAACACGCCGCGAGCCGCCCAGCTTGTTTGCGCGCCGCGTTCCATCTCGTCTTTATGCGTCTGATAAAACGCTTCGGCTACCGCCGCGCCGTCGTTGCGGTAAAGTTCCTCCCATCTGTCCCACAAGTCCATGCGGTCGGGCCAGCGTTTCATCGCTTTGAATTTGCGCGTACTCCAAAACGGGTTATTCAGCGTGCGGCTCAACACGCTGTCGTAGTGCAAAATCGTGCCGATATAAATCACGTCAAACTTGGTACCGACCGCGCCCAACGGCAAGACGGTTTGTTTAAGCCACATTTCCAGCTTGTCGCGCTGGTCGGGGTTGCGCACCATCTCGTCGTTTTCGATATCGTCGAGGATGGCAAGGTCGGGGCGGAATGCACCATGCACCATGCCGCGCATTTTCTTACCCGAACCGAAGACTTGGATTTTGACGTTGGACGCGGTAACAATCGTCCCAGCCTGCCAAACCCGCCCTTGTCCGCACATTTCGGGGAAATCGGTTTTCAGGCGCGGGTTAAACTCCAATTCCGCCTTGATGGCTTCCAGCATCGGATAGGCTTGGTCGATACTGTCCATCGCAATTACGATAAACTTTTTCGCGCCGGTGATGACCGTCCAAAGCGAGAACAGGCGCGTAACCAGCGTCGATTTCGCCTCGCCGCGCGGAGCAGCATCCGCTTCGTTGATACCTTCGGGCTGTTGTAGGATTTCGGGCAGGCGGGAAAACAGAAATTCATGCAGCTCTGACTTTTCAGACGACCTGACATAATGCGGGAAATAGGTATTGACGAAATACTCGTAACCGTTGACCTGGTCTAAAACCTTCGCCCGACGCTCGGCAATGGCGGCAGTCGACGCGTCGAAGCCGTCCACCTCTGCCTCAATGATTTGGCGGAGTTGGGCGGCGTATTCGGCAAGCGACTTTAAAAACTCTTTGGACTTCATGTTTTAATCGTAATAGTGGACAACCGGCTTTTTCAGCGGCTCGGGGTTAACCATGAAACAAAAGGGCAGCGGCTCTTCCGTTTTCATTTCATTCATAGCGGACATAAAGTAAAAAAACTGGTCGGCGAGCCAAAACAACGGCTCCAGCTTATAACGCGGCGCAACTGCCGGCACTTCGCTATCCCAATCTGCAATCCAAATCGGGCAAAATAAAAACCAACCTTTATGCGTGTATTCAACTTTTTGCATATCGCTTACCTGTATTTCTTTTCAATTTCCACGCCCAGCGGCTCGACCAACTCGACAAAAGCCTGCAAGTGTTGCGGGTATCGCTCCTTGACCACTTCGCCGAACAATTCCAACACCTCAATCGCCGTCGCCAGTTTTGACGTTTCCGGCATTACTTTGGCGTTTGCCGCCACGGTCTTGGTGAACGCATCCGACAAGCTTGCCAACAATTTGGCGCGCTCGGACGGCATCAACTCCTCGACCGACGTGTCTTGCAACATCGTCATCGTCGATTGGTACTGCACCAAAAACCCCGCCAACAGCGAACGGCTCAAGTCTTCGATGCCGCCGCCCGCCAAGGTGTAGGCAGCGCGTACTTTGTCCCAATCGTCGCCTGTCTCTTTGGCGGCGCGTTTCCAGCTACGGGCGGTTGCGGTCGGGATTTCGCACATCATCGCCGCGATTTCGAGCGTCTGCCCGTCGCTGACGTACAGTCGGCGCAGCTTTTCGCGGATTTCTTTCGGATGTGCCATATCAGCCCCCGAATTTGGCTCGCAGCAACTCCCAGCCGGTCGTTACAATCACGCCGCCAAGACCGCCGTAAACCGCAGCAGATTTCTTGCAGTCTTTCTTAATTTGCTGCAATTCCTCGTCCATACGCGCCTGATTGGCGAGCATGTCATCCTGTTTGGCTTCGATACGCGCCAAGGCTTCTAAAATCGGGTCTTTCATGATTTGTCCGCTTTCCTGTCTAATTTTTCATTCATTTTTTCAAGTTTGTTTTCGATGCGCTCCAAAGACGCCGCGATATTTTTGCGGTCGGCTTGGGCATCCTGCTTGGTGTGATAGGAGAGTTTGACCGCGTGCAGCTCCTCTTTCAGATCGTCAATGCGCTTATCCGCCTCTTTCAGACGACCTGAAATACCGTTGACCCAAAACCAAAACGCGGCAGTCGCAATCGGCCACAGGGTTTTAAAACCAAATTCAAAGTCCATTTAAAACCCCCTTAAACCGGCACATCGCCGAATACGATACGGACGGAGTGGCCGTCAGGGCGATTGCTGAAAATTTCGAGTCCATCTCCATCGTTACAAACGCAGTAATACGCCGAAATCGTCTGCCAAACTGCACGCTTAAAGGTGTCGTAGTTTGTATTTGGATATTCAAGGTTAAAGGTCGTCTGAAAATCCTTATCCATCCGTACCGTATATTCAAACCCTGCCTTATCCAGCAAATTGGAAACATGGATGACAAACGGCTCTTGTTCACGTGCACGGCTTAAGCCCAATTCCAAATCGGCATGGCGCACAGCCAACTGACGTTCAACTAATTCACGGTAGGTCATTCTTTGATACCCATTAAATATTTTGTCCGCTTGTACAATTTCTTAACCCACGAAATATTTACAAATGTATAAATCTTTGCTACAACTTCGCCGTCATACTGCGCATTTTCTCGTGCAGCCCGAAATTTCGCCCTGGCTTCTTCAGGGCTGTCCGCCCAAATGCTCAATGACCAGGACTTGCCGTTAAAGCGGTAAGAAAACGTGTACTCATTCATAGGAGAAACCTTATGTATTTTGAAATCTATAAAGACGCAAAAGGCGAATACCGTTGGCGTTTGAAAGCCGCCAACCATGAAATCATCGCTCAGGGCGAAGGCTACACCAGCAAGCAAAACTGCCAGCACGCAGTCGATTTGCTGAAAAGCACTACTGCCGCTACCCCTGTAAAAGAGGTATAAAATCCGCTTTCACCCTCAGCCCGCGCCCTACGCGGGCTTTTTTTGTCAGTCGCCGACTTTGCGGGAGTGATTGCCCGCCCAATCGCGCCAAGCCTGATTTTGGTTCTCAAGCTCGGCAACATAGCCACCAAACTCAGCGGCGTGTTCGAGCAGCGTTGCCGTCTTGCCGTCTTTCGGTGCATTCGGGCGCACCGGCGCGACCATCAATGCGGCGGGCGGTGTCGGCATGATCGCCTTTTCGACAACCTTAATTTCCGTAGCCAAGGGCGCGCTTGTAGAGCTGCAGGCCGTGATGGCCAAAGCCGTCAATACAACCGCCGCTTGCATTTTTACGGTCTTGAGTAAGGACATTTTCGATTTCCTTTTTATTTTCCGTTTTCAGACGGCTGACTTCCGCCTGCTTTTGTGCCAATGCCACACCGACGGCGTGCGCCTTGGCTTCAGATTGTTTTGCTTCCTCGCGGGCTTGTTCCAGCTCGCGCGCGTAGTTTTGCGCCGACAGACGCAAGGCCTCCGCCTTGTCTTTTTCCATCTTGTCGATGACTGCTTGCTGTTTGTTGTATGCCGTCTTGTAGCCTTGCTGATACGATGCCGTCAAAATCAGCGCCAAGATAGCAGCCAAGCCACTCAGCACCCATTTATTCGTCAACAGTTTGAGCGTCATTCTCGACCTCCTGCCGTTTGACACTGACCAACGAGCGCGCTACGGCGTATCCGCCGACGACGCCCAAATACACCGCCCAAATTTCCGCCGACGGATCGGGCAACATCACAAATTTAACCGTCCCCGCCGCGCAGGCGACGTTTGCCCACAGTTTCGAGTGCGACACATTACCTGTCGCAGGGTTTTTAAAAATGTCGAAAATCCGCATATTTATTTCACACTCCCGTTTTGCAGATGCCGTTTCAGCATTTCCCGATAATTGGCAAGTTCGCTCTCCGCAAATTCAAATGCAGCCAAATCTGCCCGTTCGCTTGCCTCGCGGCTTTTTCGCGACCATTGCTCAATCATCTTTTCGTAAAACGCAACCTGTCCCATGATTAACGACGGTTCTTGCGTTTACGCGCTGCGCGTTTGGCAGCCGCTACGCCCGACTTACCCAAGCGCAGGCTGGGATGTTGTTTCAGATTGCCCACGCGGGCAGGTTTAATCTCAAATTCAGGCACCTGCGGTTTCAATGCCGCCAATGCCAAAGCAATTAAAGCCTTTTTCATGCCTCGCTCCTGCTCATTGCCGCACCGCCCAATGGCAGGTTGTAACGCTCCGGAGTGGGGTCAAGAGGCGCACCGCCGACAGACGGCCATACATACGCAGCCACGCGGGACGTCGGAAATGCCGCGATGCTGACGCGGTTGCCTTGATTGCCGCCCAAAACCAACAGATTGCCCGCCTTGTCCTTGCCGACAACAAAACCAACATGACCGCCGCCTTGACGTGTAAACACCACCAAACAGCCGTAAGCAGGCTTGGTAAGCCGTTTACCGGCAAAGGCATATTCTTTGGCGCGCATCCAATCCTTAGGGATGTCTCGCCCGCCGATTCGCAGGCAATGAGCGACGAACACGCCGCACCACGGTGTCTCGTCGTCTTTCCACCAAGCTTTCAAGCCATGAAGCCAGTTCAAAATGGTCGGATTGTGGTTTTTACCGGGGACTTCAGCGAGGCCGATATACTTTCGCGCTTCAGCCACCCAAGGGAGTTCTTTTTGTTGAGCCATACATACCTCAAATGGATAATTTAAAAACAAAGGATAGTTTGAAAACCCCATTAAACCTTTTCAGACGACTCCCAAACCCCGTCAGGCTTGCATTCAGCGTAATACAGGCAAAAAAAATCCCTGCCCGAAGGCAGGGAAAAAAGGTCTACTCAAACACACAAGGAAAACAAAACCATCATGCCGCAAACAAATCAGCCTGCGCCCTTGCCGCCGCTTCGCGGTCGGCCTCTTTCAGAATGTATCGGATATTTCGCGTTGACAGCTTATGCGCCAACACCAGCTCGCGTACAATAAACAAATCGCTCAAACCTTCCGCGCTCATCGCATCATATTGGCGGCGGATAAACCGGTTGCGAAGTTCGCGCATCGCATCCCAGCAGCGCGGGATTGCCAAGAAAGGCTGCCCGACATAAGCACGCTCCAACCGTCCCGCCGCTTCTTCGCCGATGTCCTCGACCAGTTGCTCGTGTAAGATACGGCTCTGGCGCGTATTGCGGCGGCGGTTGGAAATCGGGTAATTCGTCCCGCCCCAAACCTTAACCATGTGAAACGCCGCCTCCAGCCCGATAACCGTAATCAGCGCCACCACACTATGCGGCAGCAGATGTTTCACATCCTCAAAATCCTGCTCCGTCATCTCCCAATTTAAGCTCATCCCGTTTTCTCCTTTTTCTTGCGGTTCGCACTAATCTGCAAAGCCGCCACCAACTTGTGCATATTGCCGTCGGACAACCATTCCACGCGGTCAACCTTAAACATCTTTTTCGCCGTACCGTGCGCATAATTCCAAGACCAGCCGTTATCCAGCAGCAGGGCTTCGATTTTGCGCATCATCGGGTCAGCAGACTCGCGGCGGTTCGGCCGTTGTCCCGCCGTTTTTTTCGGCGCAAACCCATGTTGGCGCAAATCCTCGACCACGCGCTCCAGCTCAGGGATACTGCACTCAGTACACGACCGCTTACCCGTCACACGCTCCAAGACCGCGCGATACGTCGCATCATCCAAACCAAGCTCTTTTTGAGCGATTTTAATTTTCGCAATCAACGCACGGCGCATCTCAAACCCCTAAAACACAATATATTGATTAATTAACGCATATTATACAGATAAAATACTATATGTTGTAGTAAGCCACTGTTTTTTTTGCGAAACGGACAGACATAAAAAAACCGTCTGAAACAGGTTTTAAACCCCATTTCAGACGGCTTTTAAATGCCTTTTAAAAAATTTGCCTAACCATCATTACCGTTTTCAAGCACTTCTATTTCCCCCATCTCCATAAGGGTATGAATTACCTCTTGCACAGTAATAAAAGTTAATTGCGCAGGCGTACCATCGTCTTCAAGTTTGGTATCCCCTCGATAGGCATATCTGATATTTCCATCAGGCAAATCTTCAATTTCAATAACAATTTTCGCCATCACATCAACTCCTGATTATGTGGTTCAACACTGAAAAACTCCTTACCCTGCACAATCTTAATGCCCGGCACAGGGTTGTCGGCGAAAAACTCAGGTTCGTTTAATACCGCGTCTTTATTGACTTCTTTTTTCACGCGGATAAAGCGTTCCAAGTCGGGCTTGGACTCCAGTAAAGCCAGCACCGCATCAACACCACTGACGCTACATTTTGGCGGGTTGTTTCGCCAACGGATGATACCGGTGGTCAGGTCGGCAAATTTAACCTTGCCGCCATCTGTCAGCGCATCACGGTTTGCTTCGCTCCATGCCTGTACGCCTGCATGAATGGCATTGATTTCCGCCATCAGGGGCGCAACACGCTCGTCTGCCTGTTTTTGCAGCTCGGCCACATTATCATTGTGGTCGGCTTGGATACGCTCGATTTCACGCTGCAAATCGCCCATGCGTTTGATTTGCACCGATGCGTCCGCGCGGTCTTGGATGCCCACAGTCAGGGCTTCAGTTTTGGTTTTTTTAGTTTTAGCCATTTGCTTTATCCTTTCTTAGTTTACTTTTCGGTCAGCATCTCTCAACTGTCTTGCCAGTTGCAATGCTTTTAAATTAGTGACAGCAGCCTTCATAAATCCTTCCGTATCTCGGGCGGCATCACTGCATACGCTGTTTAAAAATTCCGTTGTCAACGCAGCCATCAGGTCGGGAGCTTGATACTCACCGTTTAGATTGATTTCGGGCAACTCGACGCGACACTTCCCATTTTCCGAAATAATTTTAAAAACATACTCTTTCATTTCACTTACCTTTCTTGTTTAAAACATCTCTCACTTCCGCCATTTTCTGACGACCTTTTTTCTTATCCGGCGCGGGCTTTGCCAGCATCGCCCTGGGTATCAACCGTGGCGGCAGGTTGCGGAGCAGTTCGGCGGGTTGCGGCCATGTTTCCGCCGCCTGCAACACCTTAAACCCCGTCTTAATCCGTATCGGGTCATACTCCGGCGAGACGATTTCTTTTGTCTCCATCAGTTTCCGATACCAAATTTCCGCGACTACCGGCATATCCTGCGCTGCGGGGCGGTTGGGCAGATTGAGCGCGGAAAGCAATGCAAAGCCTGATGCGATTTCCTGTTTTGCCCAATCTTCGCCTGCCCATTCGCCCAAGGCTGCCACACCTTGCCGCAGTTTTGACGGCGCGCCGCCTTCGCCCACTCTCCCTGTTGGAGAGGACTGGGGAGAGGGCAATCCCGAACCCTGCCACTGGCTGACAATCTCCAGCAAATAACCATGCGACTTTAAGGGCAGTTTCAGACGACCTTGGTCGCGGGCGTTGACGGTTTCGTTAAAGCCGTGCAACCAAGCCTCGGCGGGAGCGGGGTAGGACACCCCGTCGCGTACCGCCGTATGCGCCTTAATCATGGGTATCAACTCATTCAGCAGCTTCGCCGTACGCGCCCAGCTCAACTGCGACTTGGCGGGTCGGAACAAGCCGACATACCGTATCGCCGCCTTGCCCATTTCAGCGTCCATCTCCAACACAGCCCGCAATACAGCCGATGCGTCGGCATCGTTGATTAAGCTGTCCAGACTATGCACCGCCCCGCAGTTCGGGCATTTGATGTTCATGACTCGCTCTCCCATACCGTTCGACGTTCAACCGTCTTAACGGTCTTGACGACTTTCCGTTCCCATCTTCCGCAGTGTCGGCATTTGCGTGTTTGTTTATTGGCATAGACCCATTTGTGATGCCATCCAGTTAATGCACACCCTCCGATACGTTCGTATTCGTCCCATTTGACTTCGGCAACTACCTCTGTTTCAGGGGTCTTAACAAAACAAAATGTCTCAACTTTTTCGGAGCCGTAACAAATCCTGCTGCCAATAAAGTCTCCAAGACCGTCTTCAATAAACCAGCCGATATACCAGCCGAACCCATCTTTAAACTTAACAGTTCGCGGATAAGCTCCTAAAGCTTCACGCAACTTGGATTTTTTCTTCAAAAATCGGAAAATATAGCCAATGTATTTAGGGTCTTTTTTGGGATTGAATTTTTCGATGTTCATGTCCGCTCCTTTATTTAACCACCCCAAGAATCGCCAAAAACGCCACAAGGACAACAACCAACCCAAAAAACATACCGCAGGCATCCAAAACAACAGCTTTAGTCTGCTGCTTAAACCAGTTTTCAATCAGGCTCATCAGTGCCAAAACCACCAGTGCCAAACCAATCAGCCCGCAGACCAATAGATAAATCATCATTCCGGTAGTCATCACATTTCCTCCCAAGCTTCTATTGCCATTTTCAGTGTTGCCGCCTCCGCCGTTTTAAAAATACCGTCCGGCGCGCGTGCGGCAATTACAAAACCCTCGCCGTCCCTCTTCATGACCATCAGCTCGCCACGGTCTTCGAGCCATTCGACCAAGTCTTTTTCATTCATCTTTGTTTCCTTCCGTTTTCAGACGACCTTTGCCGTCTTTATCTTCAAACTGCGCCTGATATTCGGCGACTTCCTGCTCGCGGTTTCGCTTCACCATAAACTTCGTCGCGCGGCGGCGGTGTTGTCCCCATGCCTGCCAATCGTTGTTCCGTCTTTTAAAGCTCATTTCGCAGACTCCCTAAATTTCAACGCCCATTCGGCATCCGCTTTGCGCGTGTCCGTTGCCGTCCAGTAACGGCTATTCATAATCTCAGGAGCGGTGGGCCAGCTATCGCCCCAAACCGAGCGGGCGACGGCAGGTCGTCCAAACTCAAGTACCGTCCCGCGCTTTTCGCGATGCCATTCCATATTCAACCGGGCTTCTTTTTCCATCTGTTCCGCCCAACATTTCGCGCAACGTTGGGTTCGCTTCCGTACCCCGTTTTTGTCCAAAGTCCACGCAAACGCCGATTCAGGCTTCATCTGTTTGCAAACTCGGCAGGGTTTCAATTTAGTTAACATTTCCCGCCTCCTTTCCGGCTGCGGTATGCCGCGTCCATCCATGCCTCCAACACCTCCCGCGCCGCAACTTCCACTCTCAAAATCCCGCGCAGCCGCTCGTTTTCAAGCAAGACGCCTTCCGCGTAGATAAACATCCCGATTACCGCGCCCAGCGCAGCCCCCAAAATCATCCAAATCATCCAAATTTCCATCATTTTTACTTCCCTTCTGGCTCGCGCCATCCCTTCACAATCGCCCGCTCGCCGTATTTGGCGCGGATTTCCTCGACCGCCCGTTTCAATGCCAATTTCTTGATTCGGTTCAGTCCCCGTTTAGGCCTTCTAAACTTATTCATAAACCACTCCTTCCATCTTCTGCTCCACGCTCATTGCCTCGTAGGCACGTTCCATTTTCAAAACTTCCAAATCAGCTCGTATTTCCATCGACTCGACCTTAGTCGGCTCTTTCGCAACCGGTTCGGGTTGGGTGCAGCCATACAACGCCATTCCACCCACAAAACACCACACCCCGACCGTCATCCCGACCGGCACCCACCGCCAAAAACGTGGCGACGAAAACATCTTCCAATCAACTTTCATTTTGCGTTTTCCTTTAAAAACAATAACTTATTAAAATCATAGGGTAAAAAAATATATAGCCCTGTCAAAGACTTACCGTTTCAGACGACCTATCGGATAATCAGCGACGAGTATTTTTTGACGATGCCTGATTGCATTTTGATGCCGTTTTTATTCGCCGTTCGCACCGCGCCGCGCATCAACTTGCTCATCCGTCGCGTATTGCCGTTGCTATGTTTAACCAGTTCCGCAATCGTCTCATCATCTGCTTCCGGCATGGCCGCTCGTGCAATCTGTTCCAATTCCTCGTCCGGCATCGAGTCGCCCAAATTCAGCGCAACCGACACTCGGCTATAAAGCTGCACCAACTCGCCATGTTTACCGCGCAAATTCGCCACCAGTCGGGGCATACCGCTTAAAACCAACCCGCAGCCCGTGTCATCGTGCAATCGGCGGATAATCTCAAGGGCGCGTAACGGTAGGTTTTCCGCCTCATCGACCACAATCAGACGACCCGAATCACGCAGGCGGTCAGATACAGACTCAAACAAATCATTCAGGCTGCCGACCGTTGAGACCTTCGCCGCTGCCGCCAACTTGCGCATCAAAACCAAAGCCGTAAAGCTCGGATTAGCCTCAATCAGGATGGCAGCGGGATTCTTTTCGCAGTAGTTTTTGACCGCTTGCGTCTTGCCCAAACCCGCTTGGCCGTATATCACCACTGTGTCGCCTGCCTCGTGTGCGTCGCGCATCACTTCAGAGATTCGGCGGGTCGTCTTGGTCGATACAAACCCCAACACCAACTCTTCGCGTTGCGCCTTACTTTCCTGTACCTCTAAAAACGCTTCGATTTTCGGCTCGATGGTTTCATATTTGCCGCCTTTTTCCGCGTAGGTATCATTCAGGTACATACTGATAGATGCCGGAGATACCCCGATACCGCGCGCAAGCATCGTCTGATTCATCCCTGATTTGGCTTTAAATTCATCCAGTTTTTGTTGCAGTGCTTTGTTGACCGTATTTGTCATGATGTTTTCCTTATTAAAAGTGTTTTAAAACCGTTTTAACTACATATCCGCCTCAAACAAGACAATCTCGTCGTCTGTTCCCGTTTTCGGCAATACCGCATACTCCGCCTCGATGACGTTTCTGCCTAAATTTCCCAGCTCGTCCCAAGCTGCCGCCTGTTCCAAAGCCGGATTGACTTCCGCATTCGCGAGCCTGATCGCATTTTCCGCCCGCTTGATTTTGCCTTTTCGGCGTTTTTCCGCCAGTTGGTCGATACGCGCCGTCGGGAAAGCCTCGCGGCTATTGCCGTTGACTTGTGCCTTCGTGATGAACTTGCCATCCATATCAAATACATTGACAAAGGCAGCGTCGTCCAAATCGTAGCTGACCCGTACCTCGTCCTTGTGATACTCCGCCAGCTCGACCGAAAAATAAGAGTTGTTGAACAAATCCAGCCAACCTCGCTGAACTTTTCGCACCTCTTGCGGCATAAACATCGTCGCAAGCTCTTCCGTCGACAACATATCCGGCGCGATACCGTCCTGTTCCAGCCTCATTTCCCGATAAGCCTTCGGCGTATAATGCCCACCGTCAGGATGTCGGGGCAGCTCGCCGTGCGGGCGGTTGTTGTATTCGTCGATACACTTGACCACATCCGCGATAAAACGCGACCAGCTCGGCAGTTTTTTCAAATATTTTTGCTGCTCCTGCGTCGGCACCTTGCCTTTTTCCAAGGCGTTGAACGCACTTTCCATCTTGCGGTACATTAGGTTCTTCGTGCTGCTGTCCATCCCGCTGCCCGTGAAAGTCTCATACTGTCGCGCCATCTCAATCAGATTGTCTTTCCACCATCGCTCGATGATGCCGCGCCCTTGCGGGTTGCCCGCGATACCCGTTTCATGCCGGATACCCAGTCGGGACGTAATACCCGTGATTTCATGGTCTATCGTCTTGCCGGTTTGGCCGCCGCCGTTATCCGAGTAATATATGATCGGCAAACCATAGTGCTTGACCCCGATACGCAGAGCGTCCGATACCGCCACACAACTTTCAGCCAACGACACCGAAAATCCCACCACAAACCGCGTACATCCGTCGATAATCACCGTAACTTCAGGCTTAAACGGCCTGCCGTGTACCGGATGTGCCACCTTCGCCTTAAAGCTGTGGCCGTCGCCGATCCAAACATCGTTGGGCTTCAAAGCCCCCCAATCACGTTTCACATAAGGCAGCAGCGATTTATAAGCCGCCCCCGTTTTCCTGCCGCGCTCCTGCATAATCAGCGGGAGCTTTTCCCAAACGCGCCGCACCATACTCAAGTTAGGCACATCGTTAACCGGCATATTTTCCGCTTCAGCCCACTGCACAAATCGGCGGTAGCTGTGTGCCAGCTTCGGAGCCGACGGAATATTGTGAAACTGCATAAACATCGGCAACCAACCGTAGCTCTCAATCGGTTTGACCGCCTTCGTCGTCTTCGGAGCCAAAGCAACCAGCCGCTCCGTCGCGTTTTCCGCCTTAAGGTAGGCAGAAATCCAGCCGTCTAAAGTACGTTCGCCAACCTTCGCCGACCGGCTGCGGTCATTGGCCTTTTCCAAGTTCCCAAGCGTAACCTCGTCCAACTTACCCTCCGCCAGCAGCCTCAAAAACTGAGCCACCGCAACCTTGGCAGAGCAACCGTATTGATATTTGATACCCAACACCGCCGCCACCACCGCACATCGCGCATCAGCCACCGACCTTTGTTTCTCGTTCAGCCGCTTCGCCGCTTCCGCCAAGACTTGAGGCGACATCGCCGTCTCCTGTTTGATTTGTGGCAGGGCTTTCGGCATACTCTCCGCCACTTCGTCTGCCTGACGTTTCATGATTGCGGCTCTGATTTCGGCGGGGAGGGAGGCAATCACATATTTTTTCAGACGACCTCCGCGTGCTTTGCCAACTTCTTCGATGTACTGCCAGCCTTGTGTTTTGGCTCGGTATCTAATGCTTTCGATATTTTTTGGCAGATTTGGCAAACTTAAATTTTTCAGCTCCTCTAGCGATATGGTGTTGCTCATTTACAGCTCCTGATATAAACTTTTGTTTACTCTTTCGAGTAATTTAAACCTGTTCGGGATAACGGCTAGGCCAAATCTCTTGAGGTGGTACGCCGAGAAAGTCTGAAATAATCCGTTCGCCTTTTGGATATTTAAACTGCAACGCGCTTTTTAATGTATTCGCGCTCAATCCGGATTCGATTGATAGAGCAGTAATTGTTTTCCCTCGTTTGCGAACTGCTGCGACAATTTCTGCACGATGCCAATCTTGTTTTCTGCTTTCCGCATTTTCGATTTTTTCTATTAGTCTTTCTTTTTGGGTTTTCAT